CTGGTGACACAACACAAGATGAACTCAATGAACTATTCCCTGATGCGAGTGAAGTTCAATCTCGTGCTGGTGATGGTATGGCAGAAGGTATGCCAAGTGGTACGGGGAGTGCTGTAGGTTCTGCTGGTGATAGTTCCAGTATGAATGCTGATAATTCGGCTTGATACCTGCAATCTAATAAGAAGAATAAGGAATCAATATGACAATGATTACAGGTGTAGGTCCGTCGGGAGAAGAAGTCCCGATCAAGGTTGCTGCTGACGGTACGATTGCTACAAGTGGTGGAGGTGGAGGTGGGTCCGGCGGTACTGCCGATAGCACTGCTGCTAATCAGACGACTCAGATTAACCTTGCTACCACAACAAACACCAAGCTTGATACTCTGAGTACGAACGTTCAGGCTACGACCACTGCGGTTGGTTCTAGCAATACCAAGCTGGATTCGGTGATTAGTAATCAGAGTTCACAGACGACGGCTATTGGTAGTACGAACACAAAACTCGATACGCTGAATACGACTGTCGGCACTGGTAACTCTTCGCTTGCTACTATTCAGACGAATACTGCCGGTACTAACTCCAAGTTGGATACTGTAAATACCAATATCGGCAGCAGCAATACAAAGCTCGATATTCTGGCTACGAACCAAGTTACACAAACTACAGCTATTGGGACAACCAATAATAAGTTAGATGTTGTAAACACCAGCGTAGGTACGACGAATACTAATACAGCTACGATCAACACTACGCTGACAAGTACGAATACCAAGTTGGATACGATCAACACTACTCTAGGTTCTACTCTAAGTGTGCGTCCTTACGTGAATTATTCGGACTCTTGGTATTACGCTGCTGCCTCTGGTGGTATTACAACGACTACCGCTACTGCTGCAAAGGCTGCTGCTTCCGCTGGTATCCGAAACTACATCACAGGTCTGCAGGTTCGCAATGCTGGTGCTACTCAGACAGAAGTGCTGATCCTGGATGGAACTACGGTTATTTGGCGTTCTCAGGTTGTTGCGGGTACTGCTGATGGTGTGTCTATTCGTTTTGACCCTCCGCTTCGTGGTACTGCTGCTACTGCTGTCAACGTGCAATGCTCTGCTGCTAGTACCGTGTATGCCAATCTACAAGGGTTTATTGCTCCTTGATCTATAAGGAGTGACTCCTTAATGCCAAAAAATAGTATTTTTCTGATACAGCATAATTACTTCGGTATAATATGCTAATAGAAAGATACTATTTCTAAATAACAATAGAAAGGTTCTATGCATAAACAATACAAGACCTTTTCTGACGTTGAAATCTTCAAGAGCACTAATCAGGAACTGCGACAAGTAACCTACATTGCAATGCTTCCTGATTCTGTCGATGAACAAGGTGATTATGTTTCTGCTGTAGAAGTACGTAAGGCGCATAACTCCTTTGCTCAAAGCGCACAGAATACCAATCTCTTTCATATGCTGATGTCTGACAAGTTCTATGTACTTGAAAGCTATCTAGCGCCTGCTGATTTTGAGATTAACGAAGTACAAATTCAGAAGGGTACTTGGTTGATGACCTTTCAGATTGAAGATGACACGATTTGGGAAATGGTACAAGACGGTCGAATCAACGGTATCTCTGTTGGTGCTAAAGCGAAAGCTATTGACCTTAATGACGATACAGAAAAGGATGAAGAATGACCGTTGCTGTCAAGAAGGCTCGCAAGGCCAAGCGTGAACTGAAGGATATTGATTTCTCTGGTGATGCTGCTCACATTGCTCTGGTCTGCCCCGAACAAGGCGGTCCTGCCAATGGCGCTGATTTTGCTCTTGTGCTCAAGGGTGGGTACAGCGCAGATTTCATCGAAAAGGCTAGCAAGGTTACTGTCACGATGTCTATCGTTGAGTACCTTGAACGCTTTTACCATATCTGGTGTACCGATGCCAAGGTTCTTGCTGGTATCTTCGGTTTCGATATTGAAGACGAAGACGACAAGGAGGAGATGTCCTGGGAAGAGCGATACGACAAGGAAATCCAAGAGCGAATCGCTTCGGTTCAGATCAGTAAAGCTCTGAAAGAAGGTAACGCTGCTGAAGTCCTTGCTGGTATTGATGAAAGTACGCATCTGAAGCTGCTACAAGAACAAGAGACTGTAGAAAAGGCTCTGAATAAGATCGAAGAAGACAAACAAAAGGAAGTCGAAGATATGAAAGAACTAGAAATCCTGAAGGCTCGACTTGCCGAAGTCCAAGGCCAAGCTGAACAGGCTGTTGAACTGCAAAAGTCGCTAGATGGTGCCATTGTGGAACTTCAGAAGGCGAAGGATGAACTTGCTGCTATTCACGCAGAACGCCTAGAAGTTATCCGTAAGAACAAGATTCAACAGATTCAAGATGTTGTCAACGACGAAGATCGTACCGCTGTTCTGTCGAAGGCTGCTCTGAACCTGGATGACACGGACTTTGATGCTTTTGTTGCTTCTCTGAAGGCGATGCAAAAGGCTGTCGAATCTTCGGAACTGTTTGAAGAAAAAGGTGCTGGTACTAGCACTCAGGAAACGATTCAGAAGTCGGCTGTGCAAGTCGCTCTGGAACGTATGCAAGAAGGCAAGGCTAAGTAAGCCGCTTCTTAGTACTATTTATAAAACATATAAGGAGCTAATATGCCTCTGATTGCTACTGATACTTTCCGCCGGTCGAACCTTGTCAAGCAAGAGTTCTGGCCTGAACACTCGTTCTGCTGTGATGTTGTGACCGTTAACGAAGCCGCTACCAAGACCTACGTCGTTGGTACGGTTCTGGGTAAGGTCACTGCTACCGGCAAGTACAAGGTCTGCGTCCAAAGCGCATCTGACGGTTCGCAAACCCCTGCTGCTGTTGTACCGCAAGACGCGACTATCGCTGCTACTACTGATACCAAGCTGAACGTTCTGGTTCGTGGTGCTGCGATTCTGTCGAAGTCGGCTATTGTTCATGATGCTTCGTTCAACACCGATGCTCTGAAGAATGGTGTTTACGATACGCTGAAGGGTCTGAACATTCTCGTTGTCGATACTGTGTAATCTGAGTTCACAAGAATACTAACTAACTAAATAACAAGGATTACAAAATGCAAATTCGTAGTTTTGAACGCGCTTTCGAGCTTACCGACTATACGCAAGAAATCACCAGCATCCCGAATACTTGGGGTCTGATTAACGAACTCGGTTTCTTCCGTAACGAGTCGGTTTCGCAGCATAGCATTACTGTTGAAAGCAAGCAAGGTACGCTGGCTGTCCTGACCGACATGGTTCGCGGTGCTCGCGCTGCTGTGTCGAAGGACCATGTGTCTTCGCTGCGTAGCTTCCCGATTCCGCACTTCCCCTTCGATGACTATGTGTCGCCTCAAGACATTCAAGGTCGTCGTATGTACGGTACGCCTGACCAAGCTGAAACCGAAGCCAACGTCATCGCTACCAAGCTGGCTCGTCTGCGTCAAGCACACGCTGTTACTCTGGAAGTCGCTCGTGCTTACGCTCTGACGACCGGTGCGATCTACGCTCCGAACGGTACGGTTGCTGGCAACTACTACACGGACTTTGGTGTTACCAAGAAGGTCGTTGACTTTGTTCTGGGTACTGCTACTACCGATGTCATCAGCAAGAACGAAGAAGTGATTGCGCATATCCAAGACAACATTCTGTCGGGTGAAAGCGTTACCAACATCATTGTGCTGGCTTCGCCGGAATGGTTCAACAAGTACGTCAATCAAGCTGGCGTCAAGGAAGCCTACAAGTACTACCAGTCGACTCAAGAACCGCTGCGTAACCGTCTTGCTTCGGGTATGTACCGTCGCTTTGTGCACGGTGGTCTGGAAATCGTTGAATACCGTGGTTCGTACAACGGTGCTCCTCTGATCACGTCGGGCAAGGCTTACGCTATTCCCCAAGGTACGCAAGATATGTTCGTGTCGTACTTCTCGCCGGCCAACAAGTTCAGCCACGTCAACACCCTGGGTGAGCAAGTCTACGCTTTCAGCACCCGTGACCTGAGCGATGAAAAGATCACTCTGCAAACGGAGAGCAATGCCCTGCATCTGGTGCGTCGTCCTCAAGCTGTTGTGGAACTGACATCCAGCAACTAATGTTGCGGACTAGCAGCAACTAAGCTGATAAAGAACCTTTGGAAACAGAGGTTCTATCTTAGGGAGTACATCAGTATTCTTTGTTTGTATTGACAAGGAATGCTGTTGTGCTTCTTTATTAGAGTACCCGAGTTCTATACTAGAGTCTTCTAATAAAGGAGCACAGAGTGATTAAAGAAGAAGTACTTACAACTTGTATTCGGTTCTACAGAACAGATACCCCAGAAGAATACGAAGATTACACAGCAGTCTGTCATCTGACTTACGAGAGTCCTTCTGTTGTATTTATCAAAGCAATGTGTGGTGATCTGAATCGAAAGCAGTTACGAAAGCTACTACTGTACCTGATCGGTAAAGGTGTTTGCACCGTCAAGGCTCATCGTTCACCTAAACACACTCTGCCTTACGCTGTAGAGAAAGACGGAGTACAGATTATTGATCTGCTGGCTCTTGCCCAGAAGCTAACCAACAAGGAACAAAATGGCAACTGCTGAAGAGATTATGCAAATCCGGTACGAACTG